CAACGTCGGCCACCTCTTTGGCGAAGTCCACGATATAGCTGCGGAACTGGTGCGCCTGGGCCTTGCTGGCAGACAGGAAGATCTGGTTGCGCCCGGTTTTCAGCGCATCAATGAACGCCTCATGGGCAAAGTAGTAGGTGGCGCCGATCTGGCGCGATTTCAGGATATTGCGGATGCGCTCTTTCAGGCCGGCGCGGTACCAGTGCTTCTGGTAGTCGAACATGCGCTCCAGAAACGCGGCTTCCAGCTTTTCCTGCTGTTCCTGGCTGATGGCGTTCTTTTCCGGCTGCCGCTTCGGTCCGGCGTTGCGGCTGGCGATGGCCGGGTTCAGGTCGGACTCTTTGCCGGTCGCCCGGTATTTGCCCACCCGCGCCATGCGTTCAACCTGTCGCATCAGCAGGTCCACTTCCTTGTAGTCCCTGCCCTCCTTGCCGTCTTTCATGATCAGTTGCTGCAGGCGCGCTTCCAGCGTAGCCGCAATGCGGTCTGCCGGGTCGGCATCGTCCCATGCGTCGCGCTGTTTCCAGCTATGCACGGTGGCCGGCTTCACGCCGAGGTGTTCGGCAATGCGCGCCACCCGCCACCCCTGCCAGTAGAGGGAGCGGGCCAGCCATTTCGGGTCCTGGTCTGCACCAGGTAGTGGGGGGGTGTCTTGTCGCATGGTGCGATCTTGCACCACGTCATCCGGCCATCAGAGATAGGCAGTTTGTGAGGCAAACCGGCACAACAGCCAGCAGTTGAGCCGCCCCCGACATGGCTACAGCATGGGCGCTGTTACCGATTGCACCCCTGCACCCCATCGAGAGGAAGGCACATGGCCAAGTCGAAAAAGTTTTGCATCGCCACCGAAGGCGCCACCACGGATGGCCGCGTCATCGAGCGTAAATGGCTGGAAGAAATGGCCGCCAACTACGACCCGAAAACCTTCGGCGCCCGCATCAACCTGGAACACATCAAAGGCATTACCCCGGACAGCCCGTTCAAGTGCTATGGCGACGTACTGCAGCTGAGTACCGAAGAAGGCAGCGACGGCAAGCTGCGCTTGTACGCCGTCATCGACCCCACCGACGAACTAGTAGCCCTGAGCAAAGCCCGCCAGAAGGTTTACACCTCCATGGAGATCAACACCGACTTTGCCGACACCGGCAAGTGCTACCTGGTGGGCCTGGCCATTACCGATAACCCAGCCAGCCTGGGCACCGAAATGCTGCAGTTCAACGCTACCGCCAAAACGCTGGACGTGCGTAAGACCAATCCGGCCAACCTGTTCAGCGAAGCCGTGGAATTCAAGCTGGAGCTGGCCGACGACGCCAGCGCCGGCCTGTTCCATAACTTCACCGAAAAAATCAAAGGTCTGCTGGGCAAGCAAAGCCAGGCCACTACCGAAAACTTCACCCAGCTGCATGGAGCCGTGACCGTCATCGCGGAAAGCCAGGGCGAGGTGCTGCAGCAGTTTGCCGCCATCGAAGGCACCACGGCCAAGGTGGCCGAACTGCAAACCGATCTGGCCAAGCTGAAAACCGAGTTTTCCGCGCTGGTAAGCAAGCTGGATAAAGATGAGCCATCAGGCCAATTCCGCCACCGCACGCCAGGCGGCACTGGCGAAGAAGCCCTGACCGACTGCTAACCCGCCACCACCACGAACAAAGAGAACTGACACCATGCGTAACGAAACCCGCCCGCTTTACGAAGCCTTTGTACGTCAAATCGCCAAGCTGAACGGCGTCGCCAATGCGGAGAAATCCTTCACAGTATCCCCGAGTGTGCAGCAGACCCTGGAAAACAAGGTTCAGCTGTCCAGCGCCTTCCTCAGCAAAATCAATATGGTGCCTGTCGAGAGCCAAGACGGCGAAAAGCTGGGGCTGGGCGTGCTGGGTACTATCGCCAGCCGCACCAAAACCAGCACTGGCAACCCCCGCCAACCGCGTAGCGTGGCGGACCTGACGACAGGCCGCTACCGCTGCGTACAGACCGACTTCGATACAGCGTTCCCGTTTGCCCAGCTGGATATGTGGGCGAAGTTCAAAGACTTTCAGCAGCGTCTGCGCGACGCCATCATCAAGCAGCAGGCGATGGACCGCATCATGATCGGTTTCAACGGCACGCACATTGCCGATAACAGCGATCGCGCCACCTACCCGCTGCTGCAGGATCTCAACAAAGGCTGGCTGCAGAAATACCGCGAAGATGCCCCGGAACGCGTGCTGAAAGAAATCAAGCCGGGTTCCGGCAAAATCAAAGTCGGCAAGAGCGTACCGAAGGAAGAAGGCTACAAAACCCTCGACAGCCTGGTGTTTGATAACGTCAACGGCCTTATCAGCGAAGTGTTCGCAGAAAACCCCGACCTGGTGGTTATCGTTGGCCGTGACCTGCTGGCCGACAAATACTTCCCGCTGCTGGAAGACAGCAAAGCCACCGAACAGTTGGCCGCTGACCTGGTTATCAGCCAGAAGCGCCTCGGCAACCTGCCCGCTGTCCGTGCGCCGTTCTTCCCCGCCGGCAAGATGCTGATTACCCCGCTGTCCAACCTGTCGCTGTACTACCAGGAAGGCAGCCGCCGCCGTCATCTGAAAGAAGAACCGGAATACAACCGCGTCGCTGACTACCAGTCCAGCAATGACGCCTACGTAGTGGAATGCTACGAAGCCGGCTGCCTGATTGAAAACATCGAGGTGGTACCGGAATGAGCCACGCCCGCGCCCACTTCCAGCGCGTGGTAGCGGCGGCAGCTTCGGCTGCTGCCGAACCTGGCCAACCGCTGGAAAACTGCAGCCAGTACGACCTGATGCTGCTGAAGCTGGCCGAAGACCGCCGCCGCCTCAAGCTGGTGCAATCGACCGAGCAGAAAGCCGAAGTAAAGCGGCAGCTGCTGCCCGATTACGCCGCCTGGGTGGATGGTGTGCTGTCTGCCGGCAAAGGCCATCAAGACGACGTGCTGACCACCATCATGGTGTGGCGTATCGATGCCGGCGACTACGCAGGCGCCCTGGACATTGCCGCCTATGCCATCCCGCACAAGCTGACCCTGCCCGACCAGTACCAGCGCCCGCTGGCCACTGCGATTGCCGAAGAAGTGGCCGACGCAGCCAAGCGTGCCCGCGATGGCGAACAGCCCTTTGACCTGGAAATCCTGCAACGCACCGCAGAGCTGACCAGCGGCGAAGACATGTTCGACCAGGTGCGCGCCAAGCTGCACAAAGAGCTGGGCCTGCTGCTGGAAGAATTCGACAAGCCGGCAGCCCTGACCCACCTGCAGCGCGCCATGCAGTTGCACGACAAGGTCGGCGTCAAAAAGGACATCGAGCGCATTCAGCGCGACATGAAGAACTCGGGCGCTGACAGCGCCTAAACCGAGCGTACCCCGCGCACCAGGGCGGCAGGGGGCGGCGACAGCATGGCTAGTCAATGCCCCCTCCACCGCCCGCCACACGGCGAGCCAGCATGATCTACCCCAGCACCCAGCCTGCCACCACCAGCACGCCAGCACCGGCTATCCAGTGCGGCGAGTTCTGGCCAGCCATCCCGCTGGCAGATGCCCGCGAACAGATGCGCATCGACGGCACCGTCACCGACCAACGCCTGCGCGCTGCCCTGATCGAAGCCGCCGCCAGCGTCAATGCCGAGTTGGCCACGTGGCGCCGTGCCCACCAGGGCGCCGGCATCACCGAGCTGGCACAGGTTGACCCGGAGCAGATCGACGGTAAAAGCGTGGCTGTGCATCGCTGGTTCCGTGCGGTGCATTGCTTTGCCGGCGCCATCCTGGCCGAGCGGTACCGGGGTTTCGATAGCAGCGGCAAAGGCGACAAGCGCGCCGAGGTGGCAGACCAGTCTGCCGATGATCTGCGCCGCGATGGCCGCTGGGCTATTGCCGACCTGCAGGCCAAACCGCGCACCGTGGTGGAGCTGATCTGATGCAAATCACCACCCACCAGGGCGACACGGTAGACGCCATCTGCTACCGCCACTTCGGGCAAACACGCGGCATCACCGAACAGGTGCTGCTGCTTAACCCTGGCTTGGCCAGCTACGGACCGGTGCTGCCGATGGGCATCACAGTGCAGCTGCCAGACCAGGTAAACACCACGCCAGCCGCATCGCAGCTGGTCAACCTTTGGGACTAAACCATGGCAGAACCCAGCATCACCTCCGCCCCACTTGCCGCCGCTGGCCTGGTGGCACTGTTCCCCGGCGTAGATGCCGGCATCGTCCTGGGCGCCTTTGCCGGTGCGGCAGTTTTCGTGCTGTCCAGCACCGACTACAAGCCACTACAGAAGCTGGCCTTCCTGGTGCTCGCCACCGTGGCCGGCATGTTGGCCGCACCGATGGCCGCCAGCCTGCTGGCTACCCTGCTGCCGGCATCGGTGGCGGTGCCGCAAAGCGTCGGCGCCCTGCTGGCCGCTGCGCTGTCCATCCGCCTGCTGATGCGCGCCATCAAGCAAGCCGAAACCCTGCAATTCCCGCTGAAAGGGGGTGGCCAATGATTGCCATCACCGATGCCATCAGCCTGGGCGCCGTCCTGTTTACCGCCGCCCGCCTGCTGCTGTTCACCCGTGGCCAGGGCACCCACCGACCGTGGGCCAGCTTGCTGGCCTACGGCCTGATTGTGGCCTGCGCCGCGCTGGGCACCCTGCTAGCCACCGGCCACGCAGCGGGCACCAGTTGGCCGCAAACCCTCATCAACGTGGTGCTGGCGCTGGCAGTGGCCAGTACCGGCGGCAACGTGGTCGAGCTATTCCGCCCCGCCGGGGGCAACCGGCAGCCCCTGGTGCTGCGCCTGCTAAGGAAAGAGTCATGGATACGCTGAAACAGGGCATGGTGGGCTACCAGGTGGCCGAGCTGCAGCAGCTGCTGAACAACCACGGCCAGCGCCTGGTAGTGGATGGCGACTTCGGCGCCAAAACCTTTGCCGCCGTGCAGGCCGTACAGCGCCGGGCGGGGCTGGTAGTGGATGGCCGCGCCGGGCCTAAAACCCTGGCCGTGCTGCGCGGCCAGGTGGCCAAGGACATCGTGTTTCTGTCCGAAGCCGATCTGCAGCGCGCCGCCAAGGCGCTGGGCGTAGAGCTGGCCGCCGTGAAAGCGGTCAATTTGGTGGAGTCGGTAGGCTGCGGCTTTGGCGAAGATCAGCGCCCGCGCATCCTGCTGGAACGCCACGTGGCCTACAAGCGGGCAGACGCCGCCGGCATGGACAGCAAGCTGTTGGCGGCCAGCTACCCCAACCTGGTCAACCCCAAGCGCGGCGGCTATGCCGGTGGCAGCCATGAGTGGAGCCGCTTTGCCCACCTAGCCAGCATCACCAGCCAGGCGGTAGCGATCGAGGCATGCAGCTGGGGCGCATTCCAGATCATGGGCTATCACTGGCAGCTGCTGGGCTACGCCAGCGCCGCCGACTTCATGGCCGCCATGTGTCAGAGCGAGGCCGAACAGCTGGCCGCCTTCGTGCGTTTCATCCAGGCCGACACCGAGCTGCACCAGGCACTGCGCGCCAAGGATTGGGCGGAGTTCGCCCGCCGCTACAACGGCCCGGCCTACCGCGACAACCTCTACGACACCAAGCTGGCCACCGCCTACCAGCGGTTTGGCGGCCAACAGGGCAAGGCGGCAGCATGAACCAGATAAAAACCGCCATCTGGCTGGCCGCCGCCCTGGTACTGGCGTGGCTGGCCTACCAGAACCACCAGCTGGGCCAGCAAGTGCAGGCACAAGCCAGCACCGCCGGCCAACTGTCGCAGCGGCTGGACACCGCCGTCGCCACCATCCGCAGCCAGCAAAAAAGCCTGACGCTGCAGGCCAGCCAGCAGCAAGCCACCGCACAGGACATGGCCACCCTGCAGCGCCGTATCAGCGGGCTGGCCAGCCGCTACACCACCGCCCAAATCAACCTGGAAGCCATCACCCATGAACAACCCGACGCGACGCGCTGGGGTGATACCCCTGTGCCTGCTGCTGTGCAGCGCCTGTTCGACAACACCGACGATGCCGGCACCGCCGCCACCGCTGCCACTGCAGATCCTGCAATGCGCGCCGGTGACACCGTGCCAGCTGCCGCCACGGCAGTACCAGACCAGCCGCCAGCTGGCGCAAACGCTGCTGGCCACCCAGGCCGCGCTGGCTAGCTGCGCCGCCCAAGTAGACACCGTGGCGGCATGCCAAAACCGTACAGCGAGCAATGCAAATGAGCAGACTTTTTGAAATGGCGCAGGAGCGCGAAGAAAGAAACCGCCTGGAATCGTTGGCACGACAGGCAGAGAGGGCAAAAGGCCACCCCGGTGGCAGCTTTAGCCACTGCCAGGACTGCGGCAACGAAATCCCGCCACTACGGCGCGAGAAAGTACCGGGCTGCACCCGCTGCGTGCCGTGCCAGACCAAAGCCGAGAAGAGCCACCCATGAACCTGCCGCACCATCTGCGCGCCGCCCTGGAGGCGGCTTTGCCACAGCTGAAACAAAACCCCGACCGCCTGCTGATGTTCATCGAAGCCGGCGGCCTCACCGGGGCGTCACTGAAAACGCTGTCGTTTCGCTACCGCTACACACTGACGCTGGTTTTTGTGGACTTTAGCGGCCACATGGACGAAATCATGGTGCCGCTGCTGGCCTGGCTGCAGCAGTACCAGCCGGACCTGATACAGAACGGCACTGCCCTTGCTGAAAAGCTGAAATTTGAAGCCGAGCTGACCAGCCACAATCAGTGCGATATCGAGCTGCGTATCCCGCTAACCGAAGGCGTCACCGTCACAAAGAAAGACGGCCAGACCACCACCCGCCACAGCGACGCGCCCTACCTGCAGGAAAGCGTCACCCTTCACCAACTGTACCTGAAAGACGAGCTCATCCTTGGCCAGCCAGATTGAAACCGAGCTGACCGGCCTGCTTGCCCGCGTTTCGCCCACCGAGCGCCGCAAGCTGGCACGGGAGCTGGCCGCCAGGCTGCGCCAGCGCAATCAGGCGCGCATCGCCGCGCAAACCGAGCCGGACGGCACCCCGTTTGAAGCCCGCAAGCCATCCAGATTCAGGGCCAAATCTGGCACCATCCGCCGCGCCATGTTCAGCAAGCTGCGCACGGCCCGCTGGCTGAAAACCGGCGCCACCCCGGAAGCCGCGACCGTCGGCTTTGTGTCCAAGGTTGGCCGCATTGCCGCCGTGCACCAGTACGGCCTGCGCGACCGCGTGCGGCCAGGCATCGACACCACCTACCCGCGCCGCCAGTTGCTGGGTTTTGCCCAGCCGGACGTGGAAGAAGTCACCGATACGGTGCTGGAACACCTCACAAAATAGACCCGGCTTTGTGCCGGTTTCCGGCACAACAGCCAGCGCGTGACGGGCTGCGGCGGCGCACCGAACATGGCCGACATGAACGAAACCGCCGACATCAACCGCCGTCTGGAAAGCCTGATTCGCTACGGCACCGTGGCCGACGTACAAGCCAAGCCACCCCGCGTGCGTATCCAGGTAGGCCAACTGAAAACCACCTGGGTGCGCTGGGTGGCTTTGCGTGCGGCCACTACCAGCGACTGGTGCCCGCCCGTGCCTGGTGAACAGTGCGTGCTGCTGTCGCCCAGCGGCGACATGGCCAGCGCCGTGGCGCTGCTGGGCCTGGCGTCAGACGAATACCCGCTGCCCAGCGACAACCCGGACGAATGGGTACGGCGCTTTCCCGACGGCGCCGTGGTGCGCTACCACCACGCCAACAGCGCGCTGACTGTGAGCGGCATCAAAACCGCCACCGTGCAAGCAGCCGAGCACGTCACCGTGGACTGCCCAGAAAGCACCTTCACCGGCAACGTAACCATAAAAGGCACGCTGACGGTAGAAAAGCTATTCAGCTATCTGGCAGGCATGTCTGGCCAGGGCGGCAGCGACGGCGGCGAAACCAGCATCACCGGCAATATCCGCCACACAGAGGGCACGCTATCCAGCAATGGCGTGGTACTGCACACCCATACCCACAGCGGCGTAGAGCGCGGCAACGACAACACCGGGGGGCCGCAATAATGGCGGAATGCATCGGCATGAACATTCATACCGGGCGCACCATCAGCGGCCTGGACCACATCCGGCAAAGCTGTGGCGTCATCCTGAATACCCCCATCGCCACCCGCACTGAACGCCGCGAGTTCGGCAGCTTGGTGCCAGAGCTGCTGGACCGCCCGCTGAACGGAAAAACCCGCCTGCAGCTGCTGGCTGCCACCGCCATTGCCCTGCGCACCTGGGAACCACGCATCACCGTGGCCGGCATGAAGCTGGCCATCAGCACTACCAGCCCCGGTGCTGCCAGCATCGAGCTGGACACCATCCGCACTACCGGCCCCAGCGCCGGGCAGCGCGCCCGCATCGCTGTAGAGGTGGCCAGATGATCGACTTTTCCACCCTACCGCCCCCCGCCATTATCGAAGTACTGGACTTTGAAACCCTGCTGGCCGAGCGCAAAGCCAGGCTGATTGCTGCCGCACCTGCAGAGCTACGCGAAGGCATGGCCGCGGCCCTACAGCTTGAATCAGAGCCACTGACTATCGAGCTACAGCAGCAGGCATACACCGAGCTGATGCTACGCCAGCGCATCAATGAAGCCGCCAAAGCGTCGCTGCTGGCGTATGCAGAAAAAGAAGACCTGGACAACCGCGCCGCCGATTACGGCATAAGCCGCTTGCTAATCACGCCAGCGGATACGACAACCAACCCGCCGACACCGGCAGTATGGGAAGACGACACGCGCCTGCGCCAGCGCTGCCTGCTGCGCATGGAGGGCATGGACACAGCCGGCAGCCGCAGTGCCTACCTTTTCCACACCATGACGGCATCCGCCGACGTACTGCATGCCGAGGTCGTCAGCCCGGAAGGTGGGCTGGTGCGCGTCTATATCCTGGACAGGCGCGGTGATGGCATCCCCGATGCCGCACTGCTGGAGCAGGTACGCAGCTACCTGTCAGCAGATACGCGGATACCGCTGTGCGACACCGTCGAAACCGCGCCGGCACAGAAAAAAGCGTTTTCCATCACAGCCACTATCCGCTTTGAAAGTGGCGCTAGTGCAGCTGCGGGGGGTATTGCAGCAGCGCGCCAGCGTCTGGAGGCCATGCTGGCAGCCAAGCGAAAGCTGGGCACCGCAACAGCCCCCGCGATGGTGCCCCTTTCTGCGATCTACGCAGCCCTACAGGTAACGGGGGTTGCTAGCGTAGAGCTGGCCGCGCCGGTAGCAGACATCGTCTGTGCGCCCGGTGAATTCCCCCATTGCCAAAGCATTAGCCTGACATGACAAGCCGACTCCTGCCGCCATCTGCCACCGCACTGCAGCGCTGCCTAGCCGACGCTAGCGCCCTGGCGCTCGACCCTACCCCTATCAGCTGGCTAGCCGATGCCACCCGGTGCCCAGCAGCCTTCCTACCGTGGTTGGCCTGGTCACGATCTGTAGAAGGGTTCGATGCGGCAACGACCGAGGAGCGGCAACGGGAGCTGATAAAAACCGCCATCCAGATTCACAAGCGCAAAGGCACCGTGGATGCGGTGCGCGATGTGTTCAGGGCGCTGGGGCTGGGTGAAGTCACCATCGAGCAAGGCCGCACAGGCTACCGGCGTGATGGCACCAGAACCCGCACCGCCTTCAACAAGCGCGGCGTCCGTGCTGACGCCTGGGCGGAATACCGGGTGATCTGCTACAGCCGGCTAAGTGTGCAGCAAGCCGCCATCGCTCGTCAGATGCTGGCCACCATTGCCCCAGCCCGCTGCAAGCTGTTTGAACTGGACTTCAGCCAGGCCGCATTAATACGCAACGGGATTGCGCGCCGTAATGGCAGCTATACCCGTGGTTTGACTTAAAAGGAGATAGCGTGGGAAACCTGACTGAAAACGCCATATGGCCCGCAGGCGTGCCCTATTTCGAAGCCGATTCTGTGCTGACCGGCGGGCCTGATTGCCCGGACAACCTGCCGATTCAAGCACTGGCAAACCGCACAGCGTTTTTGAAGAAGCAGATCGACGACGCGGTATCTGGCACGTTGAAGGTGATGTACGCAAACCGACTTACTACTGCGCGCACCATCACCATGAGTGGCGATGGCAGCTGGGTAGTGTCCTTCGACGGCAACGGCAACGTCACCGCCGCGATGACACTGACGAACACCGCTGTCGTCCCAGGTACATGGCCGATGACCACGGTCGATAGCAAAGGCCGTGTCACCGCTGGTCGCGCATTGGTCGAAGCGGA